GACGGAAAGTGAATTGGCGCGCAACTATATTGACTATCTGTTGGGGCGCGTATAGGGGGTCGTCAGATTCGATACCTAAAAAACGAATCTCTACAGCACACCTCGCACACACGACTACGTGTACGCATCTAATAGGACACTCCGCGCACACACGACTGCGTGTATTGCACAAATATAACACTGCTATATTCAAGCATAATATAAGAGGCCGTAAACGCTTATCACGTTCACGGCCTCTATTTAGGCTACTGGATTCTTCCTGTATTTGTCACAATGTCTGCAAGCTTACTATTAGCTTCGGCAAGCGAAACCTTAATATCTGTCAGCAAAGAAGTAACGCCACCAATCACCTCCGCCAAATCCTCAAACTCCAGCAGCTCAACATGGGCGTATGCGCCAGGATTAGAGAAATGCACAGTTATTTTATCATGCTCACACCCAACAAACACACTAGACGGATCATTAGCCGGTGTCGCCTGAGATGGAATACCAGCTCCTTCAACATACTTGAACGGCCCAAAAGTGATTCCATCAACTACAATCATATAAACATGCGTAGAATCACAGCCAAACTCAACGAGCTCATCAGACGCCTTGATCTGTACATACTCGCAATGCATTATAATACGCCTCCTTTAAAGCACGCACAGCGGGGCAATAGTAGTTGCATTAGTGTCCTCAGTGGCGCACCCAACGCCGACAATAACGAGCATCTTGTCACCAGTTGTAAATCTATCAGGATTATGTGAAATGTGCCTGAGTGTCGTCTTGTCACTTAAAGAATCCTGGAATTGGTTACGTTTCGCACTAGTTCCGGTGAATACATTAGTAGCCCAGCACAGGGGAGGCGGAGCAGAACTAAATTGAATTGTAAACATCGTAGTGGTAGGAGCCGTAACATTCAGTTTAGTGACTTCAACATACAAGAATCCGCCAACCATACCCGGGCCCTTAGAGATGCTAAAACCTGTACTTGCGGTCACTTTCATGGTAAATTTGGAACCATCATAGTTAGTTCCAATAACTGTGTCGCCTCCGCTGGACCCCGTAATCTTACTATCCACATACGATTTCGTTGCCGCATCAGAACCGTTGATTGGCTCGTTCACATTTTCAATATGGTGATTGCTCATGTCAAGACTAGTGTTCACAACTACTCCGCTACCATCGGAAATACTCAATCTTGCGCCATTCCCCACACCGATAGCGGCATATAGCTGAGTGAGCCCCAAATATCCTGCGGTAGGCTCTGTACTTCCAGTGTCATATGTGACATAGTCCGTTCCACGCAAATCATTGCGGTTCAGATTTATATTCCCGCGCATCGTCCCGCCCGCCAGCGGCAGATAATCCCCGCCAGCCTTACCGTCAACATACTCCTTGTTAACAAGATCATTATTTTCAGTAGGCGCCCCTCGATACTGCGGTTTATAGGTAAGGAACTGAGCAGTCTTTTGCGTTCCGTTAAAGAACAAACTACCGCCATCAGAAGGGTCACCGGAAACAATAAGTAGTCCATCACCGCCACCGAAAATAAGACCCTTGTCGCCAAATTTCAGCTGGTTCGCCCCAACGTCCACATAGTCAACGTTAGAATCCCGGTAAACGCTCAGCGTTCCGCCCGTAACGTCCGCCGCCTTAGCGCCCACCTTCACACTCACCGCGTTCGCACTATCCGGGTCCTGCGCCTCAATAACAACATTACTCCCACCGTCCGTTGTCCTAGTAGCCTGCACACTGGCCTTCTTGCTATTCAAGTTCGCATTGATAACGGCATCAACCTGCGTCTGACTATGCCCCGCGCTAACAGACCCCATGATAGCGCCCTCGCCTTGGGACCCCATCATAATTACATGGTCTTGATCCGAAACAAGAGCACCCACATAATCAGAATCACTGTCAAACTTGATGTTTCCGGTCATCGTCCCACCAGCCAGCGGCAGATAACCGTTAAGCTCCTCTTTTGTAGGTACCTTAGTCGGATCGGTAGAAATAGTGTTCCCAGAGATAACGATACCCTCGCCGGCAACATATTCCGTACCGCCACCGCCGCCTCCGCCGGTAGCGTTCAGCACACCCTCTGGCGTAATCGTCAGATTAGCGCCAACTTTTACGCCGCCTAGAGTGGTAGCACTAGCAACTGGTAACGTATACTCAGGGCCGTGACTGTCAAGATATTTCTTGTTCACAGCGTCCCCGTCATCAACTGGGTCCGCAACTCCCGTAATCCTGTGATCCATAGCATTGACGTTCGTACCCGGTGCAAGCCTCAGTTCGTTCGGAGCATGAATTTCAGTGACCCACAGCTCACCAGTACCACCGTCAATCCCATTTCTGTTCACGTACACAGCACCCGCGTCAGCGCCCACATTGATATCAAGATGAGGGATATCTCCGCTCATATGCTGTTGAATGGTAATAGCCCCAATCTTGAGCTGTCCAGCGCCATTATCCGCAGTCGTCAGAAGAGTGGCCGCTCCCAGAATCCGAACGTTTCCGTTCTCGCTTTTAACGCACACATCCCCATTATCCCGGTAAAAAGCACCCTTAACCGTCTTGCCGTCTACCAGCTTAACAACGGCGGAGCCCTCCATCTGTAGATCGCCGGTCATTGTGTCACCGGCCTTCTTCACGTACGGAAGCGGCACGTCCCCGGTAGTGAGCCCGTTGATCTGGTCTTGAAGCAACTGGTCGGCCTCTGTACGATTCACAATTTCCTTATTGAGATTCTGCTCAATTTTTAGGTCCGCATTGGCCCGATCAATAGCCTCCTGATTGATATTGCCCTGGAGCACAGCGTCAGCGGCGGTCCTCTCCGCCTTCTCAGTCTCAATAGCGGTATTTAACTGCTCGTCAGCGGCCTCGCGGTCCGCGATTTCCTTGTCAATCCGCTTGCCCAGCGCCTCGTCAGCCTCCTGCCGCACCTGCGCCTCTGCCGCGTCAGCGTCCTTCCGGTCCTGAATCTCCTGCTTTAGAGCCGCATCCAGAGCCTTGATATCATTTTCGGCGGTAGTAATGCGCTCCTCCAGTGCAGTAATCTCGCCATCGATTCTCTCAATGTCCGCCCGAATCTCCGCGATATCGTCCGCGTTCTTTTGCGCCAGCTCCCACGCCTTGTTTGCTACCTCGCTAACCTCGTCAACCTCATGGTTGATAAAGTCAATGTCAGTTTTCAGGCCGCCGACTCTCTGCACCAGCTGTGCAATAGAGCTTTCAAACTGATTGCACCATCCCTCAAAAGGGCGCTTGCTAACCACCCAATACGCGGAGTTCTTAGGCATCTGCCAGTTGTCAGGGGAAGAGGTGAGGCTGCCCAGATACTCCATGCCGCCGCCCGCAGTCGCGGTGATAACAGCCGTTGTACAACCCATGCCTTTCAGGATATTCGCTACAGTGATACCCTGCATCCCCTGCACATCCTGCTTGCCGCAGTTAAAGAACACCTTATCACCGTTGCAAGACTTATACCCAACGGCACAAATCGCCTGCTTGGTGGTCATCCCCTTAGCCTGCTCTGTAATCTCACCATCCAGAATGATGGGAATAACAGAGCCAATGAGATCAACCACCTGATTCTGGCACAGTGTATCCTCGTCAGTGTCACCACCGAAAATCTTCAACGCTCCGTGCCGGTTGAATCCCCCGCAAAAGATCCCACCCTCAGGCGTGCTAGCCATAGGTGCACCCATATACCGTGCTACGCCCTTCCACGGCGCGTCCGTGGTTGCACTAATAATTGCGTTGGCGTTAGTCACAAAACTAACATCCTGAATACTCTGCACAAGACCAGAGTTTGTAGTATTTCCAAATGCGGGCATAAGCTTGATAAAGATAGGCTTACCGCACTTGTCAACACACTTCACGTTGATAACGTGATACGGGCAACTATCGTTTTCAGAGTACCCGCTTTCCATGCCAACCTCGTCCCGATCATAATATACATCATTGGACACAGCCGCGCCAACCACTCTATCAAGAGCCTCATAGCAATTACGCTGAATTTGGTTCCATCTCAGGATGCACTCATTCACCCGCCCGGCCATTTCACACATCTGAGCCTGCACGTTAGGTCCAGGGATATTCACCACAGGGCGAACCGGCGGAGGAACGGGAGTTCCGCAGGGGCCCGGCCTGCAAGGCTCACAATGCTCAGGCTTGCAAGGATCGGGCTCACAGCAATGGTCAAAATCATGATAACAATCTTTCATTAGAATACCTCCATAAAGCACCCTCTAAGGGCTTCAATAATCATTTCGTCCACGTTGATGAAGGTTTTACGGAAAGCCGCCAGCAATTCAGACCCACTAATACCAACGTACCCGCTGACAACTTCCTCAATTCCGCTTTCCTTTGTCTGCGTCTCATCTTCTTTTCTATCCTTGCTTTGCGTATGCTTTTCATCTGTCTTGCCCTGCTCGATCCCAGCCGTATGACGCTCTCCTGTTGTATCCTCAACGGTATCATTATGTCCCGTTGTATTTTCGGTGAGGTTAGACTTGCCGTTTTCATGCCAATCTTCATTATAGTCTGTAGCCCTATCTGTGTTCTCTGTTGTATCCTCATGGTACGTTGTATCACTCGTATAGTCCTTATTCTTTTTCTCAGTCTCTCCAACCGTCTCATTTTCAGTTTCGTTTTCCGTCACGTTCCTAGTCGTGTTCTCTGTTACCTTTTCCGTTTTATCCTCTGTATAGCTGTTGCTAGTATGCGTACTTTCATCGGTGTTTTGGTCCTCGCCTGTTTGCGTTGCGTTGGTCAGATAGTTCCAGACAACACTGTTCTGCACGCCCCCGCTAGAATTAACATTCTTTTGAGGCGTATCCGAATAAAGCTTCGTTCCGTCCGTATTGACAGACCTCTCCAGCGTACTATCGCTAGTTCCAGATCCACTTGTCTTAGTAGTCGTATCCCGTGTCGTCTCTACCGTCTCATTCAGTGTCCTATCTTTAGTAAGCTCCCTAGTGATATCCTTAGAATTGTCCTCAGTCGTGTTATCAACAACCTTAGTTGTAGAATCTTTAGTCCCGGTTACATCCTCGTCAACAACTTCTTTAGAAGTCTTGTCGCCCTGCTTTTCATAAGTCTCTTCTGCCGTGTGATCTAATGTGCTGTCATATGCTCCAGTTAAATTCCCTTTCGTGCTTTCGTCATCCCTATGACTATTCACGAAATCCCTAAGCATAACCGCCGCCGAATTCTCACCGGAATTAGCTACCCTAAGCAGATTCTCGACGTTTCTACCATTAGTCTTGACTAACTGATTCAACATGGGATCAAACTTAATTAGCTCGCTCTCATATAGCCTGTTATAGTATGGCATAATCTTCATCAATTCCGCGTTAAGAAAATGCTTGAATCTGTCCGGCGTCTCCGCGCCGATCTGGTTAAACCAATAGTATGTTATAATCTTTCCCTCTAGGTGCTTCTTATGTTCTGGAATAAAGGTGTTCCACCAGTCGTTGAAAACTTCATACCCACCCGAAACGAGTTCCCCCAATTCCGGGTTAATCTGGCTCGTCCCTATTAGTTGACGCACCGACGTCACCTCCCTCCTGGAAACCTTTATCTATCTCTATGAATTCTTCCATGAAGTCTTCCACGGCGTTCAACTCTACCCCAACATTCAAGCCAAACATAGCATTGATTTCCTCACATGCCCTTTCCCTGCACCACAGCTCACTCTCAATAATGTGCCGCGTTGGATTTCTCTGCCCCTGACCCTCCGCAGAAATAAGGCGCTCTTTCTTGTCGCTTGTAAGGCTATCAATTCCTAAGCTCGTGCAAAGTTGTTGCATGTAGTTTCGCACATTTGCCCACATCTCATTTAGCACACAGTTTACGCCGAAATTCATGACCTTCACGCTTTCAGGATTACCGAACTTAGAACCGAAAATAGCAATCTCATTTCCGGCAATTTTGTTCGCCGCCGTAATTGCGCTTTGCTTGTCCTTCTCGTCACACTGAATTGCAAATGGCCTCTTGATAGTCTCAGTGTGGATATCGATGCTTCTGAGTGCGTTTGAAATTTTGGGCGAATAGTTCCAAATAGAAAGATAGTCTGGCGTCATAGTCTTATTAGCTCTAATCAACACACTATTATCAATGTCAAATCTGTGTCGATACTCAAAACTATACGCCTCTCTCACTACGCTCTCATAGTAGATGTTAAAAGGCCCCGGCAAAGTTACCGCCGTATGGATATACCCTAGGTCAGGATCATTAGCGAACAGCGCCACGCCGTAAAACAACAGCGTCATTTCAAGCGCGCGTTCATTGCAACTGTCCGGCAGGCCCGTCCATCTAAACCGGCTTAACGCCATATTGATAAAGCGGTTATAAATTTCTATGGTCTGCTGTGCGTTTAAGACCTCCGCCCTAGCTCCGTTAGATGGGAATACTATGCCCGGAAGATTTGCACCGAAAAAGCAATCAAACAATCTTACCACCTCCTAAACCGGCGCAGAATCCACGTTGTATTCCTTTGCGCCGTTTGTATAATCAAGTCCCTCTCCGTTAGGTCCTTTTACGTTCTGTATCTCTTTGTCTATGGTCTTACCTAGCACAATCGTAACAGCCGTTCCGATAGGCGTTGCACATATGGTCCAACAAGCCAAAGCTCCCGTGTACTGATACTTGATAGACAGCAGAGCCAGATAAAACCCTCCAGCCAACAAGCAGGCTAAAAACAACACCACAACCCAGCCCAAAATCCTACTATACAGTTTAGAGAACGGCCCATTGCGCTTTTTAATCCTCATACATAATACACCTTATTCCATATTGAACTGCCACTTCATGTTCAATGATGCAGTCTCTATGCTTTTCCCACCCATGCATAAAATAAGCTACACTAGCACCGGCCATCCTCTTAATAGATTCACCGATATTCAGAATCGGGTCAGAATAACTAACGCGTGGTTCAATAAACTCTATATTATAATCGCCCAGCTCATGGAACAATCTCAGTTTTACCTCCTGCCTTCTCCTCAAAACATCTTCCCTGGAAAATCCAATCATGGGCTGTGAAATAAATACTTTCATTGTAACGCCTCCTAAACTAATATCGGATAATAAACTGTCCTGGTCTCACGAGGCATATCTCCAGCGATACCTTACAATAAATAACTTTACTGGACTGGTCTGGCCTGGTCTTGTCTGTCTACCCCAGCCCATAACAGAAAAGCTCTGGTCTTTAATGTGCGGGATATTACATGACTTTTCTGGACTTGACGGGAGTTGACGGTAGACGGCGGGAGTTGATGGTAGTTTACGGTACGGGATTTCCCATTGCTTCATTGAAGGCTTTCAGAATGGTAACTAGTTGCTCCCTGTTTACAAAGTCTTGCCACATGTAGTTTCCTTCATAGCCTGTAATTAGCTTGTTTTTAACTGCCCACTCTCTGGCCTCTTTTGACCAATCCTCTGCGTCATTATCCTGTAGTGTCTTACGGTATTCTCTTACGATCTCTTCAGGGGATGCTCCGCCTGGGCTTTGCATGAGTGCATATACATCGGTCCTAAAGTCGTTCATTGTTTTGTTGTGTAGCGGGAACCAGTGCATAACGTCGGCATGGTTGGATGCTACTCCTAGAGTGAATCCTTCGGAGTGGCAAATTAGAACGTCCTCTTGTGAGGGGTCTAACCTGTATAGCCTACATAGATAGGCGCAGAGTTCTATAGCCTCTGTATATACAGCGTTGAAATAATCTGGGTCTGTAAGGCCGTCCTCACAAATCTCAAAAGAGATATAGGAGTTATTTGCCGATCCCCAACGGCCTGAACCGGCGTGCCACGCGCGCATGTTCCATGGGAGGGTCTGCACGGTGGCAATGGAACCGTCATCCAGTTTCCCGATGAAAGCATGAACGCATGTGTCAATGCCCGGGTGGTTCCAGTCGTTGGAGTTTTTGTTTACGCCGATACCATCCTTGTCCGGCTGGACGTAGCGCTTTAGGTTGGGGTTGTTTGCGCCTGTGCTGTGTACCATGATTCCGCGAATGTTCAGAGGCTTTCCTGCTTTATAGCAATCGTTATTAGTCAGATAGTTCCTGATTAGATGCATCGTTGTACGCCTCCTTTAGTTCAGCGGTTAAGGCCGCGTTTTCTTTTGACAGCTCCATCAACTGGTTATATAATTCTGCGTTTTTCGTTTCCGCGTATTCTAGGTCGTTTTGAAGTTCCTGGTTGTTGCTCTTGGCACTTTGAGCACCGAAAAAGAAAGCGATAACAACAGAGTATATGGTCATAAAGTCTTGTGAGATTGTCTGTTTATATGCCATAATGCAAAACACGATTGTCAGGGCGATTGTTACTAGGGATTTAACGGACATGAGGTTAGCTAATCGTTTCAATAGATTGGTCATATAATCCACACCTCCGCAGTGTATTTTACTAGGTTGAAAATGATAATCATTCCTGTGAGAGATACAATAATATTTACCATTATGTATGTCAGCCAATATGCGGTATGGTTGATCGGTTTATTTTTGAATACTGTTCTGGACATAATGTAGTGTAGACGTTTTCCAACCGGGATTAGTAACATATAGATTGCCAGATAAATGAGCACTAGAGCTACAACTGTTATAAACTCAATGGTCATGTAGTACCTCCATTTTGCCTTGTATGTAGTTCACTGTTGCTGTAAGTTCTTCCACTTGTTTTGATAGGGTGCATATTTTAGATTCTACTTGCTTTATTCTCCACTCTGTCACCTTGTTGGCTGAAACAATTCCTGCGTAAGTTCCAACTAGCGTTCCGATTAGAGAGAGTATAGCAACAATTACAGTTTCCATGGCAACCTCCTAACTCTTGTTAGCGGACGGGTTGGAAAAGTCACCGATGGCTCTTGCTCCTACGTTCCAGAAGGTTACGCCTGCATTTAACATGGATTCAATTCGTTCTCTGTAGGCGTTTGGGATCGGACCGGATACGTGCCCCTCGGATGTCTTTACGAAATTCCAGCACGGGCGGCTGTTGCGCTCTGGCACTTTCAGTCTCATGACCTTGTAGCCGTAGCGGTCAAAGAAGCTATCAACAGATTTCATGATACTTTCGTTGCACATGTACCAGCGGAATTTAAAACCGAACTGACCAATAGCGGCGGCTAGGATTGGGTCAGAGGACACAGAGCCATTCACGGCGGCTGAGCCCTTTTTAGCCTTTGTATCTGCATCCCAAATACTTGCCGCACTACTGAGCCCACTTGCAACTAGTCCTGGAACGGCGGCCATTCCTACCCCTGTAGCGGCGGCGGCTCCGGCAAGGATGAAAGATCCAGCTGATTTTGCTGTGGTTGCTAGAATGTTTACTTTGTTGGTCTGTTGATACTGAGCATATTGATTTCCAACCCATGCACCTTGCGGAAATACAGTGATTGCGCACCCGTATTCTCCAGGGTTTCCCATGTAGTCATAGGCGTCTGGCGTTGCAATGATTCCTCCGCCGCCTCCGATGAAGCGCCCGTAGATATGGAAGTTAAACGTGCCTTGTGTTGTGATTAGCTCGGGTTTGTATGTCACTGTCTCGCTGTTCATGCCTTCTACTTGCGCCACGCAAAATTCACTAGAATAACATTTTGCATTTCTGCAAAGGTCTGGCCCAATTGCTCCGCCGCTTTGCCACGGCGGAATAGTTTCAACTGCTTCTGACAAATCGGATAGGAAATCGCCGGGCACGGAGTAAACACCTAGGATATTCTCTAGCTTTCCCTCGCTTGATTCTGCTACGCTCTGCAAATAGCTGTTAACGGCTCCTGCGCTTGAAAAAGTTCTCATAGTTAAGCCGTTAAACACATTATTTTCTACAGTGCCTCCAAACATTGGTTGACCGGAAGAATCATAAGGAGTGAATACCACAAATGTATCTGGCGCGTATGCCTTTATTTGGTCATATACAACTTGGTCGGGTGTGCCTCCCATTCCTTCAGGAATCCCAATATTTATCCAGTTTGGATTACCTCCGTTCCAGTCGTTTACAACATGCTCTCTTTCTACTAGGCTGTAGGATGTTGCCCAATTTATGTCGCCGCAGTAGGTGCAAAATGCGTCTACTTCAAAATAGATGGTTGTTGTGTTCGGGTTTACCCACTCAACCCCTGTAATGTTCGCGATAATCCAGCGCGGCCCGGTTCCGGTATTTTGCCACATGATAATGTCGCATGTCAAGGCATCGTTATAATTGTATTCTACGCGGCAGTATTGCCTTTCATCTGCTCTTTGATATGAGTATTGGGTGAATGACGCTTTTACTTTTCCAGCTAACCATCCTTGCATTGCGGCGTTGGATTCAAAGTAGGGTTTGTTATACTGATCTATGCCTGTATTTGTGCACAGATATATAGTTGTTTCGGGTCTCCATAATGCCATGGTTTCACCTTCTTTCTATCGGGAGGGGCTTGCGCCCCTCCCTAAATTGCTCTTACACTGTGCGGAGGGCCACGCAGTTGTGGAAGGGAGACAGAGAGAAGGTATCCCACGCATGCAACCAATAATTCCAGTTCATCGCGGAGCCATTATAGAAGGTGGTGAAACGGCGGAGCTTTTCGCGAATCTGAAATGCCTTAGTGTCAGCCAGCACGGCAAGGGTCTTGCCATCATCGCCTAGGTCGTCCACAATAATCTGCCGTGCCAGATAATCGGCGTAACTGAGGTTGAAGGCCGCGCTCAGAACTTCAACTCCGATATTAGCGGCAACGTCAGCGCGGATGATAATAAGCTGATCTTCGATGGGGCTCCATGTTACGCGGTCATTGCCCGTGCCGCCCATGAGTTTATAGTTGTTGTACGCGCTGGAAGGGAAGGTAAAAAGCATGGACATGTTGCGGAGCTGTACCTGAAACTGTTTTCCGGTGGCCTCATTGGTGGGCATAACGGCTGGAACTGTTTTCAGCTTCGCGTCAGTAATTGCATCAACAACCAACTGCTTGGTGTACTTGAATTCATCAATGGTGTTCGCATTGTAAAGGCTGTCTACGATGCCCTGAATCAGATTTTCCAGGGCGTTCCAGGATACGAAAGCATTTGTGAGCTGTTCGTTGTTGATGGTAACAGGGTACTTATCTTGGCGGTTCAGGCGATACCACGCGGCGGCAACGTCAGGCTTCGTCATTTTCAGCACGGCGGCCATACCTGTTTCAGTGCCGTCATAAGCCTGCGCGGTTGCCGGGTTGACGTGCGATTCCTCGACGTCAATGCCCAGAGGCTCGGCGTTTTTGCGGAGCATGGAAAGAGGGTTATTCCACATCTTCCGGTAAAGGATTGTAGCAACGATCTTATTTACCAGGGCACTCAGAAACTCGTTGGCCATTGCATCGTATGCAAGGATAGGATTTCCTACGTCCGCCAGATTTGCGGGAGTGGCTACAGGCACAGCGGCCTTATAGGCGTCACTCGCATCATTGCGGATTGCGTTCATCATTTCAGGGCTAGCAATAGGGTTGTTCTTAGTTGCCATTGTTGTTATCCTCCTTATAGATATTCTTTAGAAAATCGTCAACTCCAACCGGCTCTTCTTTGGTGGTTTCCTTGGCCTTGTTCTCAATGGCATCAGCCTGAGAACCAATCCTCAGAAACAGGTCCATATTTGCACTCTTGAGCCGCTCATTTTCCTTGGTGACGTTCTCATTGTTTTGCGTAAGCTGTTCCATTTTTCCGATATTATCAATGATAACGTCTTGCATCTGGCTCAATAAAGTCGTTAAGGTGGCCTGATCTCCTCCCGCGGAGATAACTTCCTCAGAGAACTGCCGGAAAGAATCCTGTGTAAATTCGTATGCCATTTTGTAACCCTCCATTTGTTATAGTAGCTTTCTTAGTATAGGCCATGCAAGATTCTTTACTTTTTGTGTCTCAAATCTCAACATGCCAGCAGAGAAAGCATCCATTATACCTTTAATAACTATGTTGTTCCTTGTTGCTAATACGGTAGAATTGTTGTGGTCGTTTAGGGTCAGGCTTATTGTTATCTTTCTTGTGTCATCAGTTTTCTCTGATAGATAGAAAATACCAGAGTTCATGTCCCTATACACGCCAATTTTGAAGCCGTCTATTAGTATCGTTGTAACATAGAAGCAGGCTGTAACCATCTTTTCAATGAATGAATCCGTGTCTAGCAAGAACTCGTTGTCCATTGAATAGGACCCATATTCTGTTCCGTCTATCAGACGTCCAAATCTGGTCTGTTTTACGTGGTTTACGTATGCTGGGTTTGTGACTGTCTCTAGTTGGATGTCCTTTAGTAGCTTTCTTTTCTGCCCTTTCTCTAATGATAGGTTGAAATATAGGAAATAAGGGTTACTGAATGTAACGGCGTTACTCAAGAATAATACTGGGACATCTCTGTCTCTTGATATTGTTGAGTAACATTCAAGGAAGGTCACGACTTCATTTTGAAGGTAGCGGTATGCTCCTGCTCCAATGATGAATTCGTCAAAGATAATCAAGGTGACGTTTGGGAATGGCATTGATTTAAGCATTACTGCTTTTGACAGCGGGAAATACCACCCGGCGACTTCCTTGTCTATCCTGAATAACCCACGATCCGCTTTAAACTCGTGGTCCGGAAACTCCTGCATGATATCATCGAAAAAGTTTCGCATCTGTGACTGAGGCATTTCTGTGTCGTACCTTCTAAGATATACAAATTGTTCGCCTTTTTCGGTGAAATTTTTAATTGCCCTCTTTTTGGCTCCGTAGGTCTTACCAGCTCCACGAGCGCCTACAACAAAATTAAATAACCTGTTTCTTGAGAGCGTGTCATCTGCATTGTAATACATGGACGTGTCCTTAGTGTCCACTTTATCACCTCTGTAAAATAAGGGAAATCCTTGCCCTCCACTGTGTCAGCACACCACCGCCAATTCCCACCCGGGAAGGCTCTTCGCCCCGGTGCCCCGGACGGGGACACTAGGAAAGCAAGGACCCCTCTAGGGTATTGTATCATAATGAAAGCGAGTTGTCAACCCCTTTTGCCTTTTTTATTTTGAAGGTTGTCTCCTTCAAAATGACTCCGCCCGGGACGATTTTGGGAAGGAGTTTTCCGTCAAATACTGCTCCTTCGATAAATTCGCTTTCAATTATTGTCTCTTTAACGTTCTTAGGCATACCGGCACATTTTATGTTTATTTTTTCTTGATAGTCTTTCCCTAGCGTTACCTCTAGGTAGGTTTTCTGGCGTATAAATTTGGCCCTAATGAATGTTTCTTCTAACTTAAATGCTCCTAGGGCTTTGTTGTCTACCCACAGCCCTTCCGGTGGTTCTGTACCTGCTACATGTAAACTATCTGTGTCTGCATAGATAAATCTATCTCCACATATCTGTGCACCTCGGATTATCTTGTCTCGGCAGTAGGCGGTTATAAAGCACGCCATAGGAATATAGCCGCCTTTTCTTATCTCCTCCTCTGATAGCTTAAATCCTATTCTACCATCTTCTCTTAGATACGGGATGCATGATTTTCCTCTTTTCTTTGACCCAAATTTTCCGTATAAGGAATTTAGAATTAGTTTTGCTATTTTCTCGCGCCCGGGATTACCCTCTATTCTGGCTTCGGTCTTTTCATTGTACCAATAGTCTATGTATTCGTCAAATAGGCCGTGCGTTCCTTTTAGCATGTATCCGCCGCACCACTCTATTACATTAACGTCATAATGATCGAATACTAGCTTCTCATCTACGCTTGTTAGGTATAGATAGGTCGGTTCTATTGACTGCGTTAGGTATTCTGTATCATGATATATAAAGTGACCTTTTATCTGTATGCATGGATAGTGATTTGGTTTTAGCTTAAATTCGCATAGGATGCACTGTATGTATAGAGGGTACATCGGGTTTTGTTTGTATCTCTCTGGAAAATAAACGGGCTCTCCATAGGGAAGTAGGCAATTTTTCATTGCCCACGGATACATTGAATTTACATCAAATACGGCTCCCTCTTTGACTTCCTTGTCTTTGTATGCGGGGTTTACAAATGTAAATCCCCCTTTGTACGATTTCTTAAAGTCCGTGAAAGTTGGTAAATCTAGCTCTGGGTATCTCTGCTTATATTGTTCTTTTCCTAGCCGTGATATGTAATCGTGCAAGGCGTTTGATCCAGTTGTTAGTCTTGTTTGATTGTGATCAAACATAAATTTAAGCGCTTTTGCTAATATTATTACGTCGTGAGAAATGTAGTCTTTTTCTTCTTGCGTTAGTATGTGGCCTATTTCTCTGTCCTCGTGGTAGTCAATTTCTAGCTTCTTTTCCTCGATTCCGAAAGATTTGGGCATATCAGATATTGGCATTGGAAGTATTTTCAGGGAATCTATTATTTGTATTTCATCGTCTGATCCGGATTTCCTATCTGGCACAAATCTGATCTGATACCATTGCCTCATGTCTGATATTAAGGTGCTAAACTCGTTCCTATGTATCTTTCTATCTTGCGAGTGTACATATCCTTCTTTTAGTAGGTGGTTTACAATAAATACGCCGTCAAATTTCAGGTTGTGAAAGTATATTTTACCGTGTAAGTTTGATATGTATTCTATGAAGCTGTAAATCGTTTCTCCATATTCTATAGTTTCATCTATGTTATAGATATCACAAATGCACCACGCCCACACCCGGCAGTCATCAGGATTTGTGGTTGTTTCAAAGTCAGCCGCATATATTCCCATATCATAGGCTTTCCCAGAGTCCCAGTATATAGGCTAGGTTATTCATGAATAACTCATAGTCTGAAACTATGTCTATCCTTGTTTCTGGTATGCCTATTGAAGCGTCGATAACTTCTTTTGATGCACTTGATACTAAGCCTATGATTTGCATTATAAGATTAGTGACTTCTGGGTCCTCTCCGTTTGTCATGTTCCATAATTGCATGGCTTCATATACATGTCTAATGTAATTTTGCCTGTATGCTTCTGTTAGTGGGTCGGCTTCTGAGGGCTCTAGGAAATCTATTTCTATTTTCCGACGCTTTTCTTCGTCTGCTATTATTTTTGAGAGTGTTATTGGCCTTGTGCCATATACGGGCTGAGTAGGAAATCTACCTAAACGCTCTTGTGCTTCTGCCTGTGTGGCAAGTCGCTTTTTGCGCCGTCTATTCTCTTCTGCCACTGAGCGCTTTAACAGGTCAAGCGATGCCTTTGCTATTGGGCGGCCTTCAAAGGTTGTTAGCTCAAGTCCGGCCCTATCAAATCTCTGTAGGGTCTCTATTCTGCGCTTAAATCCCTTTGCTGATTTTATTTTACCTGCTTCCTCTGTATATGAAAGTTTCGGTGGTAGATATTCTCTTAGTTCTGGAGATGTTCTTTTAATTGCGCTCTGTAAACGCCTGTTGTAGTTCTTTATCTCGCTTTGTAGCTTTTTCAGTTGTTGTTCTGTTGGGTTATAGACACTTTTATTTTCAGCTGATCCTGTTGTACCTCTTTTCCTCCGTGCCATACCCTGACCCCCTTCCCAAATGTTGCAATTTGAGCTAGAACTAAAGCCGCGTCCGGGTCGATCTCACATGGTAGGCGAAATTTCTTTGAGATAAAATCGGCCCCCTCTGTTAAGATGCGGCTTGTGTTTTCGGATACTGTGCGGGATGCCATTTTACACCTCCTTTGATTAAAGGGAGGGGCTTGCGCCCCTCCCTAGATTGAATAACGGGACGGATTTGTTAGGCCATGAGCTTCATGGTCAGGGTGTTACCGTTGCTGGTCTTAATCTGCTCAATGGTGACTTTCAGACCCTCAGGGAAGTGCAGGGTGCCGAAAATGTTGAAGATGTTGCGGACGCTGTTGGTGATACCGGAAGAGGTGGCCGCATACGTTTCGCCCTGATCATCAATCAGAATTACACGGATTGCATCCCGCTCAGCGGATCGACCTCTGTCGTTGATTTTACACTTAACCATGATAACGTCAGTCAGGCAAATGGGCTTGTTGACCATGTCGGCAATTCTGGTCTCAGGGGCGTTAATCGCGTTGTACAGCTTGATTTTGTCCTCACCGGAAACGGGGTCAAAGCTGACAAACATGTCGGAAGTCTCAGACCCGGTAAACGCCTGCATCTGCTTATTCATATCCATTGTTATTTCCTCCTAAAATTTGATTGTTTTACTTATTGTTCTTTGCGGGGACTTCTTCGGCCAGCTCCATGAACTTGTCGAGCGACATGCGGTAGGTATGGGGTACGTTGTCGATCTTGTAGACGATCTGTGCGCCATGCTCTTTCAGAAGCTTCTTTGTCTCTCGCTCGCCCAGCTTCTTTTCGCTGAAAATGTCGATTACGGGGGTGATAGTGGTTGCATCTCCGCTGTTCTCGATGCTTCCCAGATGATAAATATAAGTATCTACTGTTCTGGTCATGTACTTTGCCATGGTTTTTCCTCCTGTTCAAGTTCTTGCTTTCTTTAGATTTAGAATCGCGGGTTTTCCCTTCGGCGCAACAGCAGAGTTTTATTACACCGTTTCGACCAATATCAGAGAGGGAGTTTCACATCCTTTACATTAAATTTTATTTTGTTACGCTTTTGGGGAATCCCCATGGAAGCGGGCCGGTTTCCCTCGACCCGCTGGGAGGGTTAAATACGGGGCCTCTGGATTATGTTACATGTGCGCATGATATGGTCAACGGCTTCTTTGTCCTCTACGTTTACGCGAATAACTACACGGGTACGGACAGTGAATGGGATGCCTGCATCTACAGCCATTTTGGTAATTTCTACAGCCTTCTCAGTGGGAATAACATAGTTAATCATTTTTCAGTTTCTCCTTCCTTGATTTTAGCCGTGTAGGCTTCTATTTTGCGGCGCTCTATGTAGGAGTTTATCTGGACGCTGTTTAGAACGATTTCAGCTATCGCGGCGTTATAGCCGGCCTCTTGGACTTCGTTGTTGCGGCAGGAGGAGGCAATCATTCTGGGAGTGTCGGCGGCTTTGAGACCGTAGATGATGAAGTTGTAGACGGCTTTAAAGTAGCCGATGGATTCATCGGATTTGAAGGGGTTATAGTCCATTGGGCCACTCCTCCTTTAGTGCTATGGTGTAGTACGTTGTAGCTTCGTTCAGAATGCTATCTGGTACGTCTCCGATTAAGAACGACTTTACAAGGTGTATGGAAGAAAGTATGTTGGATATGGTAATACCTCTTCCTACCACGAAACTATAGAGCGCTTGAATTTTGCTGTAGGCCGTAACCATGTTTAGGGTTGCATCAAATGCATCGTGTTCGGGACTGATTTCTAGGTGGGGATTGTACGCCATTGACTTTATGCAAGCTTCATTTAATATGATTTGCGCTTGTACTATTGTCATGGGGTTTGCTCCTTTCGTGCCGATTTGGGCATTTTGGGCCCATTTTTAGTGTACAACTTAAATGTGAACTGGGTATGAACAAAACGATGTGATTTTTTCATGAATTGGTGTAAAGTAAAGTTAGCTTACGCTAACCGGGTGTGCGGAGGGTTGGGCGGCAGAGGAGCCGGTGGGCCGTGAGTGCGAACAAATGTTCGATTGTTAAATTTTTAACAAGTGGGGTATATGGGCACGAAAAAGCGCCCGGTTAATACCGGGCGCTTAATTGCCAGACGCCTCGCTGACGGATTAAATATAGAGCCGTGTTGCAGTTCCTAAAGAAATTGGCGGCTATCACGCAATGCTTTAGATCGGTTGTTTCAACGATGATATGACGCTTCATTTTAATTGACCTCCTTAAATAGATATAACTTTTACGCTGATCAATTCGCCGTGAAGATTTGCTATGTGGGCAATTAGCTTGCTATATAGATCGAGTGATATTAGCGCTACTTCAAGATTGCCGTCTACCTTGTAGACAACTTCGACCCCGCATGGTTTCATTGTTGTGCTTCCTTTCTTTTCTGTTCGGCTTTGTAGGTTCATTATATTGAGGTTTGTTATCCTCTCTATGATTATAGTATAGAAGATGAGCGCTTATTTGTCAAGCATTGTTTTGCAATTTTTATGGGTTTGTGGGAAGAGCACAAATGTATGGGCGCCAGTTGGCCGGTTTTATAAATGCGGTGTGCGTTATGATATAACGCGGTTAATAGGATGGGGAAATAAGGTATCAAATCTGACGGCCCCCTATACAGATCGGAAGA